CTACATGGCTACCAAGTCAACAAATTTGCAATTATGGCAAGAACCAGTGAATGAATAATTAAAAAAGGGCTAAAGAGCCCTTTTTTATTCTTGTTTACGTCGATTATACACTTCCAGCATTTGTATCACTTTCTTTAACTGCCAGACATCTAGCCAGTGAACAAAGTCAACTTTAAAAGACCTTTTTGCAATGCCGTCTGCGTATGATGGCGGTAGCTGATGTTCAGTTAAAAGTGCGGTAATTTTTCTTAAATACATCTCTTTATGCTCGGCGGGTTTCGGTCTGCGCTGACGTTTAAATTTAGTCGCCGTTGGCTCAAATCCTTTATCTTTCATTGCTCGGAGCACATTTAACAGCTCTGCAATATCCATTTCTTTACAGCTTGTTTTGTTGACAGTGCTTTGTAAAAACGCTCTGTACACGTCATCATCCATTTTTAATGCGTTTTTACCGATGTGAATTTTGGCAATAATACTTTTTCTATTTTCGTACACGTGCCGCTCCTAACATTTTTCTAAACTGTTGGCAAAAAGCGAGATTTCTTTCTCGTTCTTCCTGTGTTAATACCGTTATTTTCGGTTCAGGTAATGCTAAAACTTTGCGTTTTGGCAGACGTTCTAACAGCATTTTAGGGCTTGGAAAACGCTCACATTCTGCATAAAGCGTTAAAAACGCTTCTTCGATTCGCCATTTATCGTCTTGCTCATTCCACCCATTAAAGATCTTTTGATGAAGTATTGCTTTAATCCAAATCTCCGCCGTTTTTGTGATCATATCTTCTGGCGGTTGTCCCGGTAGCCTTAGCACTACCAACCCCGCCAACCCCTTTGCTATTGTTGCTCTCAACCAAGTCTCATCCATTCGCAAACTCCGCCAAATTCTGCAACGCTTTTGTTGTTTTATTCGTTGTCACTTGATTATTATTTTGATGAACGGGTGGGTTTTTAACCAAATTTTTTGACTGCCATTTTGTCATTACTTCATACAGATAGCCGTGGCTATTAAGTGGCAGTTTTAAGTTGTGGCGACTGTTTAAAACCACCGCAAGACTGTCAATCCAACACTCAATAGGGGCGTCATAAACGTCGCCGTTGCGTTGAATACGTTGGTTTTTAACATCGTCAAGCAACTGACTAAGTAACTTTGCCACGCGATCCATTGTTAGTGCCGTTTTTTCGGGTCTGAAAAGCCCTAAATATTGCACAGCAAGGCGTCCAAATTCGCCATTTAGCGAGAGGGCAGACATCACTGCAAGGCTTGCTTGTTCATGCTGTAATAACACATCAAGCGATAACACAGCTCCACAAGCGGGGCATTTACACTTCATTTTTAAACTCCTTTTAAACATCGTTTAAAACACATTATTCAGCCCACTTTGGTTTTTTAGAAATGGGCTGTAAATGGGTTTTATTGACCTTGGATAGCTAAAAATTCGCTTTCTTTTATTTCCGTTAAAAACTCTGGAATAACTGGGAATTCATCTCCGCTACATAACTCACCCTTTATTGGAATTTGTGCAATAAATGTTTCATTAAATACACCGCAAACAGCCATATGTAATTGCCCAGCGTAGATAACCCAGCAAGACATTTTCAGTTTTCTTAATGCAAATGTGGAAAAGTCAGGGTGTTCTTTAAGTATTGAATAAAATTCAGTGAGTTTTTTATCTAAAATTTTCCCTGATTTGTAACGTTTATCCGCTCGAATAACATATTTTTTCTTTTCTGATGGCAAAACGTTGTCAAAAAGCTTTATTTTATATCCCTTATCTTGTTTAACTTGTTCGAGAGCAGGGTTATCTTCAAAGCAAACAATACCATTAATGAAGGTTTCACTACCTGACCAACCATTGTAAAACGGGATTGTATTAATGATATTTTTTAGCTTTTCATTTCTTATATCCCGACTTTTAAACCACTCATCAGAGACATTCTTTAATGGTTCTGCAGTCATATCACCTCTAAAAAATTTATACTTCATACTTTCCACCTATTTCTTTTGATAATAATCAAACGCCTGAAAAAACAATTCTTTACTATTTACACAAAAATCAATCGGCGATATCGTCACAAGCGGTAATTCATGCAAATATTGCCAATGGCACTCTTGCTCAATCGGTGTATTGATAAATGCTTCTTTTTCTGCTTTTAGAGCGAGTAAATCTGCATATTTCACTAAATCTTTAATCGTTTCACTCATGCTAATATTGAATTTTTCTTGTATGACTTTCTCAAAAGATTTTTCAATTGCTTTATAATCCGGAAGCAGACTTTTTAACGGACTTGGGATATCACCAAGAAAAGCTTCTTGTGCGTCATGCATGAGTGCAGCAAACGCAGTTTCGTCATCCGCTTTTAAAAATGTTTTAGCAATCATTCCAACATAAACACTGTGATCTAACACCGAGTAATGCCGGTCTAATTTGCCCCCAAAGCGCGGTATCATTGAGAGATGGTGAACGATATCGTCGATATGAATATCGCTCTTCTCTGGTTCTTGGAAATTGATCACTCTGTTTGAGTGCGTAAGATAAATAGCCATTGTTTACCTCAAATTTGATTTATCGGCGTTATTTGCCAGTTGACTTTTTTAATTTCTGCAATTGCACGTTGCAAAATCACTTTTGCGTCCGCGCGACGTTCTTCAATCACGTTATCTCTCGCGATTTCGAGTATTTCTTGTATTTCAACAATCTGTTGTGCGATATCGTGTTTTGTCATAGTTCCTCGACCTCCATCACATCGTCAATTTCGGTTATTTGATGTGGCACTTGATTAATATCAAATTGATTCAAGTCACACACTCGCTCAGTTACATCATTAATATTGTCTGCTTCGACTGTTGCTTCTACTAAGCAATATAAGCGCACTACATATTTAGCCATTTTTCCTCCTTTAGAACGGCATAATCGCCATTTTTCTGCAAAAGACACATCTTGATAAACTCCACTCTTTATTCGCATTTTTTCTTGCTAAAAATGAAGCCTCGCCCCAGCATTTAGATGCTTGTAAGAAATTTCCATTTCTCTCTAACTTTGCTGCGTTTTCCGCGACACTTTTGTATGTTTTACTTGCCATTTTCTCCTCTTTTTTTGTTAAAACTCTTTATAAAAGCCCCTTTAAACTCGTTTAAAAGAGCTTTGAAAAGCGTTTTATTTTCTAAGCACAAGCCACGCAATCCAGCTGTATAGAATCAATAAAGCGATAGTCGGGATATAGTGATTCCACATAATTAAACCCTCGCCATATCTAAGCTGATTTGCTGATAGTTGCCGTTTTCATCGCGTTTATAAAAGCGCACGTAGTCTTTACTATCAACGATTTGAATACTGTCGCTAATTGCTTGCATTGCTTTCGTCCAGCGCTCGTCTTGAATTTCTACACGGCGAAGTGAAAGAATTCGCGCGGTGTTCAAATTACCTTCTTTATCTACTTGGAAAGCATCATTGATAATTGAACGCAATTCCGGACGTGCATCTGCGGACCATTCATGCAAACATTCATCAATCAATTGTTTAGCCGCTTGAATACGCTCATCAAACGTTAAGCGGTCTTGCACTGCGATAATTAGCTTGTATTCGCCGTCATAGCTCAATAGCGTGACGTTTCCTTTACGCCCGCCAAGCTGCACATCGTATTTCTCGGCTGAAAGCTGAATAAACGCGTCGATGTCATCAAATACTTGCTTTTTAAATGCACGTACTTCTTTCTGTTTTTCTAGTGCTTGTTCAACAAAACCGCGTACTAGACAGTCACGTTCTTTATCAATCTCTTTCACCATTTCATCTGGCACCAAGTTTCCCTTGATGTTTTTCCAATAGAACTGCCCGTTCATTTCGACTTTACTCATATTTAAACCTCTTCTTTACCTAGTTTGATTACAACCAATCTTTGTCCCTTGTCCCGCTTATGCGCATACGGCGAACAAAGCGCATAAATTTTCTTTTTTGATATTGCTAACTTTTTTTCTAATTCTTCCGCTGTGCCGTCCCCCAAATTCTTCTCTCCGCGGTAAACGGCGTAGATTTGACGACTCGCCATTTCACCTCCTACCAGTACACACCCACACCTTGCTCATCAGCAAAGTATCTTGTTTCACGCTGACCATTTTTATTAACCCGCATTTCAATTGATTTTTTAATCATTCGCTCACTTGGATTTAAAATAATCATTGTCGGAAAACGCCCGTCTTTAATACGTAATACTTGAACCCCTTCACGTCTTAACGCATACGCCACACGTTGTAATAATTCGCCCATATTTCACCTCTAATTAGTTGATTAACATTTCTGCATAACGATTGATTAACGCTTCATCTAATGCGCGCTTATTCATTTCTGCGATGCGCACCGCACCACGCATTAACTTATTTAAACGTCTTGCGTTACCTTTGCTCACTTTAAATAACAATTCGTTAAACTCGTCTGTACCTAAGCCTTTTTCTGCAAGCAGCGCAACATCTTCTGCAACAAGCGCATTACCTAAGTCACAACAAACACCGACACGGCTATATAACTGCGCAAGCTCGCCGTATTTACCTTTTAAATTCACGATAAGACGTGGCATACCAGCAAGCACCACACCGCATTTAGTCAAGTCATGAATACGTCTGATATATTCAAGACTTTTAGTGCTTAAAAGCTCGGCTTCATCGACAATAATCAAGCGACCTTCACCGAGTTTGTTTGTGATGCGTGTAAATAAATCGTGATTTAAACCGACATCGTTAATACCCAGTTGCTGACAGAGTGTTTTTAGTAAAACTTTCGGTGAACAACTTGGCTCAACTTCGATAAAAATTGTTTCTGGGTTCATCTCAACATACTGTTTTAATGCTTTAGTTTTACCTAAGCCTGCCGCACCCACGACCACACTAATTTCGCCCTCTATGTGCGCAATTGCGATGGCATCTAAACAGCGTTCTGCCGCATGGGTTGATACAAATTCGCTGTTAAAGCGACGCTCAACCACTTTGTCGTTGTGACGACCGATTAAGCGCGAAACGGCTTGGTCCACTTCTTCAACCTTGCCTTTGTACGCATTGCGTAAATATAGGCTCACCGTCCCAACGGATTTACCAATAGCATTTGCAACTTGTTGTTGCGTCATGCCGTTTTTTTCCATGTAATCTGCTAGTTGTTGTCTCATTTTTTAACTCCTACGCTCGTTTCATTCGTTTTAAATCACTTGGGAAGACTGCAATTTCTTCCATTTCTTCTTTCTTTTTGATCCCGTTCATACGTAAACCATGTAACAGCTCTGCGCCTTGCTTGTGCTCAAGCGTAATAACTGGATTAAGTTCTGCGTTAATCTCATCAAGCTGTTCTTGTTTGCGTTTTAATCTGCCTTGCGCTCTGTCTTTACGTGCTTTTTCAACAAGGCTTAACGGGAATGCGTCACGTTTGTTGCCATCTAACATTGCTTCGCACACATATGTGCCATCTTTGAGTCTGATAATCACTGAACTTGGGTCATGAATATCAATTGATACTTGTACTTGTTGACCATCAACATCTAATAGCTTCTGGCTGAAGTAGACATTGTTAAATAAGTTAATCCAGCCTCGTTGCGCAACGCGTAAAAGAGATGGTCTAAACAAGTCTCTTGCTTCAACAGCAGTGATATAAATAATCTCTGCTTTCGCGAGCAGTTCACGACGTTTTCTGGCGGGTGTTGTGCCTATTTCTTTATGAATATGTTTATTGTTGTAGTGGTCTATCTCGGCTTGTACTGCGTCAATAAATTGTTGCCACGTTGGCAACTTACCTTTTGCCCACTTTTGTTTTTCAGTTAACTCACTTGACCCTTTTCTAACAGCTTTCTCTAACGACACAACCGCAGTTAATGTCTTACGAACCGTTTCACGGTCAGCTCCAGAGCCATAATAAGTATCGAATTGACGGGCAACTTTTAATGCTATAGTTTTGTTCACACGCTCAATAATGCCTCGTCCTTGTGGGTTGCCCGGAATCCCGGTTTGATGGTTAATACCAAGACGCGGCAACATCCCCGTGATATCACCGTCGAGCATCCAGTTTTTCTCACCGCCCCCGTTATCGGAGTAGTAGATAGCAGGAATGCCGTGGTTTTCCACGCCGTGACGGATAGCGTCTGCGACCGCTAAGGCGTTTTCTGAAAGACTGACAGACCAGCCAACAATAAAGCGACTTGGGGCATCCATCACCATTGTGAGTTCTGGCGTAAATGGGCGTCCGTTATCTGGATGTTGCACTTTCATTTTCATAGAATGACCGTCGCCGACCCAGACGTCATTAGCTAACAAGCAAGACCAGTCACGCTTAACGTACGTCTGCAATGCGCGCATTTCTGCGCCTGTTTTGCGTCCGATTTCTTTAATATGGCGGGGTAATTTGCTTAAAGCTCTGCGCACACGGTCAATACTTGGGAGTGTGGCAAGGCGTAAAGGTTGGTCTGCAAATTCAAGTGACCAGTTATGAGCAAACTCTGCATAAGCTTCTGCGACAGAGACACCGTTTGTATTACGATAAATTGCTAAGAAATCAGGCAACCAAGTAATATCTTCTACACGATCTGCTTTGCGCTGGCTCGGCACTAACGCTTTTAAGCGTTCTTCGGGAGTTTTAGCTTTGTTGTAAGCAAGCACCCAGCCGTATAGCGTTCTATGTGAAAGCACACGACCGCAGTTATACCGTTTTTACAGTTAGCACGCTCAACAAGTGCCATCACCTCATCAGGCAATTGACCAGATTTAGCGGAATTGCAGATAAACTTAATCGCAGAATCTCTTGTTTGGACTTGTTCCAAATTCTTGACATAAGCGACTAACGCCATTCGAGCGTCTGCGATGTCGCGCTGTTTGCTTGTTATGTCGTCTAGATCGATTTGTTTAACTGTAGGCAAACTTGGTCTACGTTGAACCACTGTATTTGAGAAAAGCTCTTGTATTTCTTGTTGGATTTGTTGAGATAGATACAACGAGTTGTATTCAAATGCTTTTGTTCCTGCTTTTTTACGTCTAATCGAAGGATTTTTATTGGTTAATTTATCCAAAGCTTTACGACATCCACGTTCAGATGATGGAAGGCTTGGGCATTTAACTAATTCAGATACTGTTAACCACATAGTCAATTCCTTACGATTAACGAGCAATATAACGAGATGGCCAGATTTCCTCGGGCGCGACACCAATTGCATCTGCAATAATTCGTTCACCTTTTGGATATCTTCTAT